GGCGACGAACGGCATTTCACGGGGCTTCCAATGTGAAACTGTTACACTGGCTGCACTGGTTAATTGTGCTAGACTTACTCGGACGCAGCTACTACCGGCTCACGAAGCTCTAATCTGGAGCTCTGCACCGGCCAGGACCCGATATCGGACATCCTATTCGCGTATTGCCCTCCCTAGTGAGAACCCTGGTCTTGAAGTCTCCCATTAACTACCCGGTCGACACTCGGGCAAAGGGGTGATACTATACCCACTTCGGTGCTGCACGTGACACAATGTAGTTTGCTACAACCAAACAGAGACACTTAGAGTCAGATGCCCGCATAGATCAGTGCCCATCGCTTTAGGCCCCCCCAAGCAACAGACAGGACGAAACAAGTGAACGAAAACGATTCTACACGCAATAGAACCGTCAAACTAGAGAGTCAAGGAAACTCTCACCGAGACCGGGAGGACAGCCCTGCAGGTCCGAAAACTGGCTAACGACCAGAGGATTGGACAAATCCAATCTAGCCCTAGGAGCCATCAATGTTTTCTCCTCCCATGCAACCTGCTGCTCTGGTGTAAAACCAAAGCAGCGCAGAAGCTTGCCCGTGTCTCGGGAGAAATCTCCCTGCTCTCCTCAACCCCCGCTAACCAGGCTCCCTGGATAAAATACTCACGGTAAGGACCAGACCTTACCCGTCCAGAAAAGCCCGTCAGTCTGAGGACGGATGAAGCCCATGCTTGCAGCATGGGGATGCCAAGCCCTAAAGAGAGCTCGCACATTGCCACTCCGGTTAGCCACTCCTTCGCGTACTTAAGTTCACGAAGGTACCTGTGCGACGAGAGCCCCCCAGAGAGGACTGACAGGTAATCCCGCACCATAGTATAGCCTCTGTTGCCACCGAGACTTACAGGTGCGGAGCGACCAAACCGGACTTCCTCAACGGTACGTACCGGACGCTCGAGGGTGAGCTCCTGACCACTCTCCGCAAGTACCTGTGCAGCGAAGCCGGGGATGACGGTAGCTGAGGACTCGCCGTGAAGGAAAATCAAACAGTTGTCGCCGTCCGCGAGAACATCAAACTCCACCCCAAATGTTCTCAGGACACCAACAACAATACAAAGCATGAGAATTGTGTTACCCATGCCCGTGTTGAAATCTCCGCTGGCTCGTCCCCCCTTCCGCTCAAACCTCGCCCCACAGGGCAGCCGGCCACGCAAACCGAGCTGCTCACCCAGAAGGCGGGCGAGTCCCTTGTCACGAGGAAACGCCGACCGATATACTGAGTGCTCCTGCCTCAAGTGTTCAGGCCCCACATGTGCCTCGAACGCCTTTCCGTCAACCTCAAGAACAACGCAGTCCCGAAAGCGATTAAACTTGCGGACTATCAAGTTAGCGCGTTGTCTTGGGCTCAGCCCTTTACCCACAACCCTGGTATTGTCACCTCCCCACAAGCGCCGGCCAGTGAGATAACCCCACAGCCAGTGCTCGAAAGGCTTCAGGCGGGAAGCCACCTCCAAGTTGTACCTAGGATCCCTTGGAAAGATCATCCTAGGTTTTGGGAACTTGGCCAGTGGATTCGTCTTCTCCGCCTTCAGAAAGCAAGACAATCTCGCATCCTTTGAGCAAAC